TTTTACCCTGAAAGTTCAGGAAAATATTTTTGAAATTCATCAAAAGTTCAAGATGGTTCAAGATGGGTTCAAGATGATTTTTTACATCTTGAACCGCATCAAACGCAATAGTGGCAAGGGTTTAAAGGGTGTCGGTTCAAGAAGTTCAAGATAAAATAAAGTTCTTTATATATTATATATTTTTTTTAATTAAATACTTAAAATATATATAATATATATAAATAATGAAAATATATAGGTATATATCTTGAACCATCTTGAACCGGAAGCCTCAAATCCATTGATACATAAGGGTTTTCAGCGGTTCAAGATGATTTTTACATCTTGAACCAATCTTGAACCTATCTTGAACCAGGATAAGAAAGGGTGATTTTATGAAAGATGATTTAAAAGCTGATATCCAAAATTTAATAAATGTTGTTCAGGAACTATTAATTGAGTTAAAAAAGAAAGGTTTTACAAAGTATAATAAGCAGACTGCTTTTCAGAAAACAGAACAGTTACTTTATAATTATATGAACTTCAAGCAGGTTATAGTTGATAAACAAAAGGTAATTGAACAAATAAAACAAGAAGGTATTCAAAAAAGAAGTAAAAGTATTGTAAATTTCACAGGAAATTATCAGCTTGATACTAGGAATGACTTTGAAAAAGCTGAAGAACAAATTGAAGCACTTGAAAATTCAATTATGATAACTAAACGATACATAGAAATAATAGATGCTGCACTATCAAAACTTGAAGATGATAAGTATTATGACCTTATCAGATTAAGATATTTTGAAGGTAAGACCAGGGAAGAAATTGCAGAACACTTTGATGTTGATGTTGCAACTGTTAGTAGAAATAAAAATCGTTTGATTAACATATTGAAAATTCACTTGTTTTCAGATGAAGTTATATGTGAAATTTTCAGATAAGGAAGGTGATGTTATGAACAGAGCAGAAAGAAGAAAATTACAAAAGAAGGGCATTCCAGTTAAGAAAGAACCAGTAATCAATATCAAGTATAGTGATGTTCAAAAGATGAAAGATGAAGCAATTAAAAAAGCAGCAGACACAGCATTCCTTTTGATGTTAGGTCTTCCAGTGTTGGTTCTTCGTGACAACTGGGGATTCGGTACAGTCAGACTTGAAAGGTTTATTGACCAGGTGATTGATATGTATGAAGCTTTCAATGAAGGATATTTGACACTTGATGATATTCATAAGGTTATTGAAGAGGAAACAGGAATTGAAATACTTAGGGAATAATGCACATATCGTGCAACATTGATGCACTTGACGGTGCTTTTTATATATGTTAATATGGTAGTAAGTAAATTTATAATTAAATAATTAAACTTCCTCCTCCAGGCAAGGCTTGAGGCGGGGCGTATAGGTGCCAAGAGCATGCGGAAAAGGTGGCTCAGGTAGTACGCGATAACCGGAAAGTTTAGAATCTCTCCTCATTTACCGGTAGCCTTGCCTTAGACTTATATATATATATACCATTTAACCCCTGAACAAACATAATTCAGGGGTTTTTTATTCAGAAAGGAAGGTAGGTGATAACATGGCAAAGTTGACTAAAAAACAGAAAAAATTTTGTGATGAATATTTGATTGACCTAAATGCAACCCAGGCTGCTATTCGTGCAGGTTATAGTGAAAAAACTGCAAGGTTTATTGGTGCTGAAAACTTAACAAAACCTAACATTCAGGAATATATACAACAAAGAATGAATGAAAGAGAAAAGCGAACAGAAATTACCCAGGATATGGTATTGCGTGAATTGGCAAAGATTGCATTTCCAAATGGTTCTGATTTTGCCAAGGTTGTCACCAAGCCAAGAAAAAAGATGGTTTGGAATGATGAAATTCAAGAATATGAGGAAAAGGAAGTTGAAGAACAATTTGTTGAAATAATTGATACTGATTTGCTTCCTGATGATAAAAAGGCAGCCATTGCATCTATTAAAGAAACAAAGTATGGAATTGTAGTTGAACCATACGATAAACTCAAAGCACTTGAATTGATTGGTAGGCATCTTGGAATGTTTAAAGATAAGATTGAATTATCAGGTGAGGTGAACAATCCATTTGATGAACTATCAGTTGAAGAATTAAGGAAGTTGATTGTAGATGAAGATTGATAAATATAACAAGTATTTTCAATTGCAGGTTAAGTTGGCACTTGCAAGAAAAGACTTTTTTTCATACTGCAATTTATTAGCACCTGATTTTTATAAAGAAGACAGAAAATATTTGATTGAACTATGCAACGAAATGCAAGACTTCTATCAATCTGATGATGAAGTTTTAATCATAAACCTACCGCCTAGGCATGGCAAGAGTAGGACTGCTGGATTATTTACTCAATGGGTATTTGGGAAAAACAAAAATGAAAAAGTAATGACAGGCTCATACAATGAAACTTTATCAACTGTATTCTCAAAGAACGTTAGAAATGGAATACAAGAAGAAAAAGCAGATGCAGATAAGATAGTCTATAGTGATATATTCCCTGATGTACGAATTAAACAAGGAGATGCGGCAATGAATTTATGGAGTCTTGAAGGAGGATACAATAACTATTTGGCCACTTCTCCTACGGGAACTGCAACGGGTTTTGGTTGTACTCTTATGATTATTGATGACCTTATTAAAAATGCCCAGGAAGCTTATAATAGTGATGTACTTCAAAAACATTGGGAATGGTTTACTAATACAATGCTCTCTAGGCTTGAAGAAGGTGGTAAAATCATAATCATTATGACGAGGTGGGCCACTAATGATTTAGCAGGAAGGGCATTAGAACATTTTAAAGAGGAAAAGAAGAAAGTAAGGCATATATGTATGAAGGCCTTGCAAGATGATGACACTATGTTGTGTGAAGAAATACTCTCCAAGGAAAGCTATCAAATGAAAATAAGAGCCATGGGTGAGGGTATAGCAAGTGCTAACTATCAACAAGAGCCAATCGATATTAAGGGTAGACTATATAGCAGTTTCAAAACTTATACAGAAATCCCTATGGAGAATGGCAGGCCTTTATTCACAGCTATCAGAAACTATACAGACACTGCTGACCAAGGGGATGATTATTTATGCAGTATTTGTTATGGAGTATATAACAAAGAAGCTTATGTGTTGGATGTATTATACACTAAGGAACCTATGGAGGTTACAGAGCTAGCTACAGCTAAGATGCTATATGAAAATGATGTAAATATAGCAGATATAGAAAGTAATAATGGTGGTAGAGGGTTTGCTAGGCAGCTAGAAAGGATATTAAGAGAAAAATACAATAGTAATAAAACAAAAATTAATTGGTTTCATCAATCTCAAAATAAGAAAGCGAGAATTTTATCTAATGCTACATGGGTAATGGAACATGTATATTTCCCTGTTAATTGGAAAGATAGATGGCCAGAATTTTACAAAGACATGATGAGTTATCAAAGGGAAGGTAAAAACAAGCATGATGATGCACCAGATGCAGTAACAGGGATAGCAGAAAAAATAAATGAAGATAGAAGAATAAAAACCATAAGTAAGCGAGATTTAGGCTTATAAAGCGAGGTGGTAAAGTGTGGGCAGTGCTTAGTGAAAACAAAATCCATAAAAGGGCAAAATCAATACATTTGGACAGAGAACCAACGCCAGAATTAATCAAGAAGTTAATAGAGTATCATGAACAAAAGAATTTACCAAGGTATCAAATGTTACAAGATTATTATGAGGGTTATAATCGTATCTTAAACAGAACTAAAGAAGACAGAACTAAGCCAAACAACAGGTTAGTAAGTGGCTATCCGAGTTATATAGTGGATTTGATGCAAGGATATTTTGTAGGAAAGCCAATAACATATACAAGTAGTGATAAAGAGTTAATGGCAGAAATACAGGATATATTTAACTACAATGACGAGCAGGACGAGAATTCAGAACTGGCCAAAATGTGTGGTATCAAGGGCAGGGCATATGAAGTGGTTTATATAGACGAAGATAGCCGAGTTAGATTCAACGAATTAGACGCCGATTATGTTGTTATGGCGTATGACACAAAGATAAATTCAGAGCCAAACTTTGCAATAGTTGTTAATTGGGGAGCTAGTATAGATGGTGTGGTAGATACTCCATTAACTGCTACAGTGTATACAAAAGACAGTATTTTAACATATGTAGAGGGAGAAAATGGTTTAGTTTTAATAGAAGAGCAAGAACATTACTTTGGACAAGTACCGATTGTAGAATATCTTAATAATGATGAGGGCATAGGGGATTTTGAGAGAGTAATATCCCTAATTGACGCTTACGATAAAGCTCAATCAGATACAGCAAATGACTTTGAAGAGTTTACGGACGCTTTTTTATGTTTAGTTAATTTAAGCGGCACAGAGAAAGAAGATATACAGAAGCTTAAAGAGGACAAGGTATTATTATTAGATGAACAAGGGCAGGCAGAATGGCTAATCAAAAACATTAACGATGCGGCCATAGAAAACTATAAGAAAAGGCTAAATGACGATATACACAAGTTTGCAAAAATACCAGATATACTAGATGACAAATTTTTGGGAAACACTTCAGGGGAGAGTATGAAGTACAAGTTATTGGCCTTAGATCAAGTTATAGCGGCCAAACAAAGAAAGTTTAAGAGAGCTTTGCAAAGAAGGTTGGAGCTTATTTGTAGTTATTTACAATGGAAAACTAACAAAGTATATGACTATAGAGATATAGACATTCAGTTTAAAGTGAATAAACCTATAAACGAAAAAGAGGCTGTAGAAATGGCTATACAGATGATGGGGATAACAAGT